GCCAGACGGTAATCCGCTGGCGTTCCGGCGCTTTCCTCCGTGACGGCCTTTTGGGGCCGTCACGGACCGGCGGTAGCCCACACGGCGCTCTGTCGCGCGTTGGCAGTTGCCGGCCCCTGCTGTGCGGATATATGGAGCGCTGACGGTGGGGAAGTGATGCCTTGGTGGATGCGCACCCGGGGCGTGCTGCGACGCGGTGCGCGGAGCTGCACGACCCGTGCGACAGGGATCGTAGTGGCATCCTCCGTTGCGTGAGGATCACGCAGCGCAACGGAGATACAACGTAGAGCCCGCCCGGTCGCCCTCACCCATCAACCGAAGAGCACGTCCACCCCTGTGGAGGCCCCTGTGTTCAGGGTGATGAAGCGTCCGATGACCAGCAGGTCGCAGGCGTCGGACAGGTGTGTGGTCTCGGCCTGGTCGGCGTTGGGATCCTTCTCCGGTGACTTGTCCTTCTCGAAGCCGCGGCGGGTCTCGCGTGCACCGGCCAGTCGCATGCTGAGCAGGGTGGGTTCACAGTTCTCGGCGTTCCACCGCACGCGGGGGAGCTGCGGGTCCGCGTGACTGAACCTGCGTGACCAGAACACATACTTCTCATGGTGGCCGGGAGCCTGACCGATGTACACCTCCTCCCCGTGCCAGCCCAGGCTGCGCAGTTCGCGCACGAGCTCCAGCACGAAGCCGTACTCACGCACGGCATCCTCTCCCACCATGGTGTGATCGTAGTACAGGCGGTAGGTCCGTCCGCTGTGGTGCTGATAGTATTCGTGGAAGCGCCGGGCGAGGTCGCGGATCTTGTGCGGGTGCTTGACGAAGACCTGGTTGAGGATGTTGAACTCCTGGTCGAAGAGCTGCCCGATCACCAGGCAATTGAACGATGCCCCGAAGTCCGGTGCGAGCTCCAGGGGCAGGTGCGGCACAAGGTCCCCATCCTTGCGGCAGTCGTCGATGCCCGGCTCGGCGATCAGGGTGTTGCCCGCCTGGGACACGAAGGTGCTGTCCGAGGGGATGTATGTATGGCGCTCATCATCGAGATCCGGATAGAAGCCGCCCTCGACCCTGTCGGGACGAAGGTTGAGGATGGAGGTGCGGAAGAGGTAATCGGGCAGCACCTGCTTCATGCGGGCGAGGTAGGACGGGCCGAGCACGTCGATGTTGTCCAGTGCGCTGGCCATGCTGAAGTGGACGGTGCCCTTGCGCAGCTCGTTGAGCTCATCCTCCAGGTGCCGGATGCGCGCCTCGTAGGTGCCGATGGACTTGGGGTCCAGTTTGCCTGAGAGGATGGCAGCGCGTCGTTTGCCGATCTCGAACTGCGTGGCCAGGATCAGGTCGATGCAAGCTGGGTCCATCTCGGATTCCTTCTCCAGGAGCCAGCGGGCGGAAGGCGATGTGGGCATGTCCGAGCAGAGCAGCGTGCTTTGGTGGCAACTAAGCGACCCGAAGCGCTCCTTGTTGCCGCGCATGGCGGGCAGCACCTCCTCCTCGTGCTGGTCGCGTTTGAGGTACTTGGCCTCATCGGCGATGAGCCAGTCGAGGCTCAGGCCGTTGGCACTGCCGGGGTTCTGCTGGCTGATCAGGGCGATGGCCGAGCCGTTGCGGAAGTGGATGGTGTTCTCCCAGCGGAGGGGTGGCATGAGGGGCAGTTGCCAGGCCCGTGGCCCGCGTTCGCGCACCGTGAAGTCCCGTTCCAGCTTGTAGCCGAGGCGTTCGAGCCCGCGCACCACGGGCGGCAGGGTGCGGGTGAGGATCTGGGAGAAGCTGCGTGCCTCCAGCCCACCGAGGGAGCGTGGCATGGCGAAGGCGTTGTGGGCCATGCGTGGTGCGATGAGCCCATCGGATTTGCCGGTCCCGCGTCCCCAGATGGCCACCTCATGCTGAGCCATGATGGCCATGGAGCGCAGCTGTGGCTTGTTGTAGTGGACCCTGTCAGGTGCTTGCTGGTCCATGATCGGAGGCCTGTGCGAGCTGGGCGATGGTGCTGGTCTCCACGAAGCCCTTGTCGCGTTTCTGGCGGAGCATGCGTTGCACGAGCGCTGCGCGGTCGTTCTCCGTCATGGGCGCGCCGCCCACCAGTTCGGGGCTGTACACGGTGAGCAGGGCCACGGGCCGTTCCAGCTCGGCGGGGTCCAGGGCAGCATCCTCGCGGCGATTGAGCCCTGCGGCATCGATGATGACCTTTGCCAGGCGTGACACGTCCCCGAACTTGCCTGCCTTGCCGGCCTTCACCATCGTTTCGGTGAGGTAGTCGATGAGCATGTTGGCCAGGTAGTCCTTGTCGGCACGTGGGCGTGTGCCCCACACGCGCCGTGCGCAGTCCAGGTCGCGTCGTGCGCTGCTTTCCGAGTAGCCCCACTTGTCCATGAGCATGGGCACCACCTTGCGTTCGGAGAGGTGTTCACGCAGCAGGTTGTCGGCCACGTTCCAGCGTTCGAGCATGGCCTGCTGCTTGGGCGGCAGCGGGCATCGCTCATCGAGCGGTGTCTGGAGCCATGCCACGATGGCCTCGGCCTCGGAGAGGTGTGTCCTCATTGGATGTCGAGCTTGCGAAGGAGGTCGGCGGCCATCTGCTGTGCGGGTGTGCTGTGGCGGCGTGCGGTGGTCAGGATGCTCTCGTGCAGCTCGCACTTGGTGCGCAGGCGTCCGGCACGGATGGCGCGTCCCAGGGGGCTGTCCCTGTTGAGTACGGCGCGGGACACCGAGCCGGAAGGCAGTTCCAGCAGGTCATCGAGCTCGTTATCGCCCAGGAGCAGGGATGCGAAATACCCGGCCTCCTCGAGTTGTTTCTCATCCATGGGCGGTGAAGGGGTCGGCATCGGCCATGACGGCCTCGATCCAATCGCGTTCGTACTCGGCGATGGAGCGATGGGTGCAGATGATGTACTTCTCGATGCGCGGGTTGCGGGTGAAGTTGGCGGAGCCGCCCACGGTGATGCCCCAGGTGTCGTTGATGAGCACGATGCTCTTGGCGTGGATCTTCGTGAGCTTCACCTGGAGGTTGAAGCGGGCGAGCTGGTGAGCGGCTGGGTTCATGGCCTCCACGCGTTCGGAGAACAGGGCCTTGAGGCTGCGGATGGACCCAGTCTGCAGGTGCTCCAAAAGCAGCCGGACGGGTTCCTCGGTGATGGTCCACGAGGTGATCCACACGTCAGCGGGACCGGTCTGGCGGAGCAGGAAGGCGAGCACATCGTGCATGGACCAGGAGCCGAGGGACGGGATGTGGATGTGCTGATCGGGATGGAGCTCCCCGATGAGGGCATCGAGGTCGGCGCGTTTGCGGCCGATGACGAATTGGGCCGCACCGGACACGCTGGCCCCTGCGGGTTGTGGCGGTCCTTCGGGTTCGGACTCGATGCGGATATCGGACCTATGGAAGAGCATCGATGAGCTGTTGGACCTGTGCGAGGCGTTGTTCCCATTGTGCGACGCGGGGCGCAGGTGCGGGTCGTTTGCCACTGCGGTGGCGGGCGAGGTAGGACCGGATGTTCTGCAGCTCGCGTTGGAGGGCTGCGCCCGACTTCTGTGAGGGCTGTGGTTCCTCCCCCGGGTCCACGCCGGACACCTTCCACGAGTCGAGGCGGGCATAGGCACGCACCACACGGTCATCGAGGTCCACGATGCGCAGGGCATCGCGGAAGCGGTCCTGGTCGCTGGGCAGGGTATCGAGGCGGCTGCGGAGGTGGTCCATCTCGCGGAGGTGTTCGCGGATGGAAGCGCGCAGCTGATCGAGATTCGGCGGGAGTGCTACGTCACGGAAGCCATCGAATGGCACCTGCCCGAGAGCCTGTTGTGACGCGTGGAGCTCGGCCTTGGTGACGAGGGGCACGCCGGGCCGGTCTGGTGTGGCGAGCGTACGGCGGACGGATGCGGTGTGGATGTCCTGCAGTGCTGCACTGAGGCGTGCACGGCTCACGGAAGTTTCACCGAGGGTGAGGAGGAAGTCGAGCGCGGGATCCACGGGCCCCTGTTCGCGCAGGAGAGCGACCCCGACGTGGAAGGCCCCATGAGAATTGAGCCATGCATGGATGGCAGTTGCCGACATGGAACGAAGGTCCGCCCGTGCCCTGCCCTGCTCAACGAACGGATCAGCGGGAAAAGGAAGAGGGCCGCCGGTGGCGACCCTCTTGGCAATTTCCTGAAAGTAGATCCTATCCCACCACCTCAGCTACGTAGCCGATCGCACTCACGCGCTTCTCCGCGATATCCTTGACCTCCAGGATGTGGTAATTGTACAGCCGGGTGGTGTGGGTGGCGAAGGCACCGGTGGCGGTGAGGACGCTCATGGATTATACCTCTTATGGGTTGGTCTTACCAGCAATTCTGCCACACAGTGCCATCGAACACCCGTAGTTTGTTGAGGGTGCTATCGAAGTAGATGTCTCCTTTGGCCGGTGAGGTTGGAGCAGTAGCCCTTGGCTCTAGGCGCATGACGTCGCTTACATGCAAGCGACGTTGCGGAGTGGTTGTCCCGACACCAACGTTTCCTTGCTCCGCAATGAACATCTTGGTGCTCTGTCCATTCGAACCGGCAGAAATGCTCCCGGTGGAAAAGCGGATGTCGCCAGTGCCCGTCATTCGGATGTCAGCACGTTTATTGTTCACGCTATCGGCGAATATCACCGCTGGTTGGGATTGAGGCAGTTCCAGCGTGACCGATTCTCCCGATGCAAACTTTGATGTCGTCGACCCAAACACTTTTGCGTCACCACCGACCTCCAAGGCGCTTGTCGGATTGCTTCTTCCAACCCCCAGGTTCCCGTTGCTGGTGAGGGTGATCAACCGTTGCGTTCCCGTGGGGACATTCGCCCCATCCGCAACTCCCGAAGCAGCTACGTTGTGAACATTCGTGGCCAAACGCTGGATAACGAACTGATCGGAAGAACCGCCCAGATCCGACCCATATGGTCGTCCTGCGAACCATTCATTACCGCCCAATGAATCGAGCATGAATAAGCCCATGGCCCTCTTGTTCGTTATCGCATTGGACCCTTTTGCCTCAAAGACGATCGCACCATGATGAAATTGGTTGCCCGTAGAACGAAGAGTGATTTCCGCCTGGTTTCCAACCACATTTAACTCACTGTTAGGTGTGACCGTACCTATTCCAATATTTCCGTTTTCATGAACATATAAATAATCCTCAATTGCAGATGCTGATGTATCCGAATACCGGATTGAAAATCCACTATAGTCAGCCTTTGTGCTTAGCGACCAAAGTTTATTATAGTTGGAACCCATGAATTGAATATTTGATCCATATCCCAATAAAGCACTTTCAAGCCTTAACATAGAGGAAATGGGGTCATTTCTCACGATATGTAAGAGCAGATCTGGACTGGTCGTTCCGATACCGATACGACCACCATTGTTATAAAGATTACTGCTATTCACCACCCACTGTGAACCATTCCAATAGGGCGTAT